CTTTTGCTAAAAATGAATTTTGAATCCATCTATTAACAAATCCTCTATCTGAATTACCATCGACAGATATAATCATATATCTAAAACGAGTAGTTACATCCGATGCCAAAGATGAATTTTTATTCAATCTTTCTAATGCCTGAACTTCTTTTGTAATTTCAACTTCATCTTTATGTGTTAATAATCTGAATTGAATTACTTTTCCATTTGAAGGTAATGTGAATTCGTATAAATTATTAGAATTTAGTTTATCGAAATCCAAATCTTTTGTTTTTATTGCCGATAAATCAATTACCACTTGCTGTCTTTCTCCACTAAATGGGTCATTTACTTCTACCTCATAATCAGCTCCATATCCTAAAATACGAGTTGCTAATAAAATAGCATTTTTATCACCGATATATACATCATCAATATTCAATCCCGGTTCAACAACAACTGATTCAAATAATCTATCCAAAACAATACCTTTTTTAATAAGATTTTGTGATGCTAGGATATCTTCCTCTTTAGCTGTCATATATTTTAGTTGAATAGTACCCTTTCTTAATGGGTGTCCTTCTGGATAAACTAATCCTTGTGAAGGTAATTCAATTGTTTCCGTTGGAAAATCGAATTGTCTTGGTGGTGGTACATTAGATACTTTTGGAGTTTCTATGTGTTCCGTATTTGCAATTTCTGCCATAACATTAATATTTTTAAGTTTGTATATATAAATACATAGATTTCAAAAAATTGAAATAAAAAAGGGATACCTTTTGAGTATCCCTTTTATTTTTTATTTTAATTGAATATTAGAATTCAAGAATTGCGTAATCGTAAGCCAATGTCAATTCGATTGTTGCTGGTTCGTTAGAATCAAATGCAACATCACCAAAATTTGCTTGTGAGATGAATGCACCTTTTAATTTCCACTGCTCAATCTTATCACCAACAGGACCTAACATATAGAAATCGATATCTTTCTTATAGAAATCAGCGTAGCCATCTCTACCAGTAATAGATTCATGTGATAAACGAACCCATTCCATCACCGATTGTGCACCAGATGGTACAATTGGGTCAAACAATGTAATTGTTATATCTTGCCATTCACCTTTACCTTTCAACTTTCTTTTTACGTTGATGTGGTCTAAAGTTATTACTTCAAATTGAATTGAAGGTCTTGCTGCCGCTTTAACTAAGTAAGATTGAATACCGTCAATTTCCATTACATAGCGGTTCTTCATCTTAGGTTCGAAGTTCGTATAGAACATCTTGTCAAACTCTAATATTTCTGCCATTTTATTGTTGCTTTTTTATATTAATAAATATCTACTTTTTGCTTTTCCATATTATGCTGAGAAACTTGCTCCAGTTGGTAAGATGTTGAAATCTATTACGATAAATTCCGCTGTCTTTGCCGGTTGTAAGAAAATCTGTCCTGCTAATATGTTTCTATCAATTACATCCGGTGTGTTGTTGGATTCATCCATCACCACTTTGAATGCGTATAAACCTTGTCTTTGTTGAACTGCCTCTAAATAAGGGTTCACAGTGTTTAAGAATCTAGCTCTAGTAGTTGCTGTGTTTTGTTCGAACACTAAGTAACGAGATGTTGAAGCGATAAACTTCTTAAGAACGATAAGTAATCTTCTAACATTGATTCTATCTAAAGCGGATGCCTTATCTTGCAATGTCTTCTGTCCGAATGCTACAATACCTTGTCCAGGGAATGAAGCGATTGGGTTTACTTTGTTCTCATAAAGAGTATCTCTTTCAGCATGTGTTAATCTATTTAGAACACTAATTGCTCCAGTGATACCACCTCTATTCAAACCAGCAGGTGCGAACCATTCTGCTGCTAATCTATCGTTTGCAGCGAATACAGCCGGCATCAATACTGATGGTGGAACTGAAAGAATTTTGTTAGTATTAGTATCCAAAGTTTTAACCCAAGGATAATAAGTTGCTACATAGTTTGAATCTACTGAATTTGATTGTGCAGTAGCTTCTGCAATTGATGCACCCACTCTATTAAAGTCTGCTATGTAGAAACAATCTTGTCTATCTTCAACCATATCAATTACCTTTGTAGTAACTGCAGGGTGTAATTCTCTAATAATACCTGGTGTTACAACCATATTGATATCATACTCATCAGCGTTAGAAATAGCGTTGATTGCTTTTGTATATCCTAAAGTACCATTTGATATTGAAGTTGCTAAGTTCAAACCTTGTGAGTTTGCTTGAGTCATATCAGTTCCTAAGTTAATTTTAACAGTAGGTGCGTTACCATCAAATCCATATTGGAATCCTAAGATAAATTGTCTCTTAGCCATATCCGTAGAATTAGAACCAGTCATTACATATGATAATTGTGAATCAAATGCAAATGCTACGTTAGCTCCGTTAAGTGCACCAGCAGGAATTGGTTTCAAATACATTTTGTTATCATCCGATACACCAGCTGTTTCAAAATCAAATCCACTATAATAAATTGGAGATGATGCTGTGTTACTAGCTCCAGCTGTTGAGTAAACAACAGGAGGTACATATGAATCTTCGTTTGTATTGTTTGTTTTTATTGGATTTGTATAAGCCTCATGTCCAAATGGTGCTGCTGATATTGGGTATGAACCAGCTGCTGCTACTTCAACTCTTACATATTTTGATTGGTTTGCCCAATCACCAAATTCAGTAATTTTACCACTATCATCAGTTGTATAATATCTATCACCAATTCTTCTACCAATGTAGTTAGTTGATGATGGGTCTAAGTTTACATTAGCAAATGTTTCTAATACAACTTTTCTCTTATCAGTATCATCAAATCGTCTGATAGTTACAGTAAATGTAGAATAGTCAGTTGCACCATCTTCACCAGCTGCTTTAACATTAGAGATAGCAACTTTGAATTTAGTGTTATATGCAGTACCATCACCGATTGTTACAAATTTGAAAAGGTCATATCTTTCACCAGAAATCAATTGAGAATCAACCATTGGAGTTTCAGCTTGTGCTGCATTTCCGTAAATTTGTGGTGGTAATGAAATACCTTCTACTATTGTTGCGTTATAAACAGAACCAGTATAAGTAGCCGCCATATTTTCAAAGAACATATAGCTATAAGCTTTTTTAGCTCCGAATGCGGATTCTCCAAACACATCAGCTATATCATTTGTAGCAGATGGTAAAATCGATGCCGATACATTACCATTAGTACCAGAACCAGTTATACCACTTATAGTAAATGAACCAGATGTTGTTAGACTTGATACCAATGTTGGTCCTACAAATCCAACTGCAGCATCTCCATTAGATGTTGAATATAGTGTTCCTACTATTTTTCTACCATTAATAGAACCGGATGCAACGATAGCGATACCGTTTGTTTGAGTATAGCCACCAATACCACCAACTCTTACGATGGTAGCTTGTCCAGCTTCTCTTAAATAATTTTGTACTGCATACTCCGTATAATATGTTCCATCAACTTTTCCGAATTTTTCTTCGAATTCAGCTTGTGTTCTTACGATAGTAGGTACGAATGAAGGTCCTTCTTTCAAAGGTCCTATGAATGCGGCTCCGATTTCGCCAACCCCTTGAGGTAGGAACGATAAATCGTTTTCTCTTGTGAATACGCCAGGTGATACAATTCTTTCTGCCATTTTATTTCTGCAATTTGGTTGTTATTGTAATTTTTAATGTAAAAGTACACATATAAATATAATGAAAATATCCAAAACATAAATTAAGTACTAATATGCTTTGGATATTTCAAATAAAGTATTTTTTATACTATAAAGGTCTCATATTTGGGTCAGGTGTAACTGAACCAGATAGAGAACCAGTAGACCAAGGAAACAATTCTGCATTAACAGACGTAATGTTGTATTTTGTCTCATCGATTTGTTTTCCAATTCTTTCTATAATATGAGCCCAATAGTTTGTAGATGGATTTGAACCACTTACATGATTTTTAACCCAAGTCAATACTTCAGTTTCAGTAAGTGCTTCATATTCTACAAAGTTATCAACATCAACATCAGTTGCTTTGAAAGGTGTAGCTCCAGTAAAACTACCAACATTTCCTTCTTCGTCAGTTGCAGTTACTTTCCATTGTGTACCAATAATAACATCGGTTAGATAATCAGTATTAGATTTTTTCAAACCAGTTAATTCCCAGTTATAAGTGTATCCCATAATTTGCTTGTTTATATGTTATAAATATGTTGTTTTTCAAAAATAATTTCCATCACTATTAAATATCAATTGAATTACTATAATAGTCTGTGCTTTTAAGATGAAGATATGCTTGTGTTAATAAATTATCACTATTATCCGTATCTGAATAGAATACTATCTTTTCATCCATACCTTCGGTTGCTAAATGCGCTTCTAACTTAATATCACTACCTCCCAACGTAGCTATTGGTTTTTTTGCAGTATCTCTAGCTTCTTTGGATACATATACATCAACTTTAATTCTGCAAGTATATCCACTTTTCCAATATACAGGATCGGCTGCTCTATCTAATCCGGGATTAAATTCACTACTTCCCGAAACAGGCCCCATATCATCGGTATTTCTTTTCTGAACAGCTATATCACTTATTATATGATATGCCCCACTAACAATTAATGAAGTATTTGGTATATTGTAATTTCTTTGTAATGCCATTTTATTAAATTTCTAGTGAACCGCTAAAATACGGAATTGTTTTCAAATAATTATAAGCTTGAGTTAAAATTGAATCAGAGCTTGTATCATCTATAAAAAATTCTAATTGAAAGGGTGGTGTTGATGAATACAAATTTTGGTCAATAGCACCACTTATTCTATCTGCTGCATCTGATGGATATTTAACAATTGCCCCAATCGGTCTCAACCCATTATCTCTATCTTCTTTACTAGCATATACAAATACCGCAATTCTACCTATGTGACCTGCTTTCCAAAATATATCAGGCATTGGTGACATCGCAGATGGTAATTTTGGTTGAATAAAATTATTCAATCTTCGTTCCGTATATACATTGTATATAATATGATATGCTTCAGGTATTTCAATACCAGTATCACCAATAACATAATTTTTTTGTAATGCCATAATCTTTATTTTTAACTAAGTCCTAAATGTTGTTTTATTAATGCTAACTCCGATTTCAATTCTTCAATTTCTTCACATTTCGCATCATACATTTTTTTGAAATCCTGTAATGCTAATATTTGATAAGTATTGATTACGTTCCAGTTAAGAGATAATGTATCAGGAACATCCATTGCTGCATGTTTGTCTATATACTTTTGCTTTACTTGCTCAACTTCGCTAATTCCATCAATACCAACAGTTTGTAAAGTAGGTTCGGTTGATTCCGATAATTCAAACTGCATTGGTCTTGTATCACTACCACGATGAATTGCATCCGGGAATACTTCCATTACATCCTGAGCTATCAAGCCCTGATGTACTGTCAGCATCTTTGATATTTTTCTAGCTCTTTGCTTAGGAGTATCCGTATCTTTAAGTTCAAACTTATAAGCGAATGATACGGGCTTTAATTGCATGAATCTATCTATGTATTCATAGTTTTCACTTACCTTTTCTCTTATAGAATACTTTATTCTTCTATCAGAATTATAAAATACACCATTAGAACCCAAATATGCAATATATGTACCCTGTCCACCATCTTCATCAGAAAACATAAATGATTGGAATAAATCACCGGTTGCCCAGAACTGCATAAAGTCTCCGTTGATACCAATACCACCAGATTCACCACCACTTAATCCTTCAAAATCAGAACGAGCTTCCCATACACCCATTGTATAACCACCATATAAACTAACACCAGTATATCTTGATGTACTGCCGTGGTAGAAATAGTTTGACCTAAATCTAGGTTCGGTGTATGTTGCAACGTTTTGGTTAAGCGCCCAAGCATTACCCTGATTAGATGAATCAAGAATAGTAGCCTGTGAACCACCACCCCAATAATCTTTGAATATATATCCAGTACCTTCACCTCTTAAGAAATGCCAACCATATGAGTTATTATGCATTCCGGTTGCAGATGAGTTCATCATTAAACTCACATTACCAGCTCCGTTTGCGTTAAATTCTATACCAGCCCATCCATTTCTAGTACCATCGATTCTCCAAGAACCATATGATGCGTTATTTGGATAAATGTGTGCACTATTAAGTCCACTATAATGTCCGTGATATCCCGTAAGTTGATTCCAAGTATGTTGATATGAATATCCACTACCACCATTAAATTGCCATCTAATAGTACCGAATCCATAATCATCATAGAATCGCATACCTTCATATCCTGCGTTAGCTCCAAACTTAATACCAGTATGGAATGCAATTCTTACATCCGGATATGGATAACCCCAGCCACCACACTCTCTATAAAATGCATATGCCGGTCCACATCCAACATCAGTACTGAATGATATGCCAAACGGATGGTCTACACTCACATCATAGTTATTTCTAAGATAGAATGTACCAAGACCCCATAATCTAGACCAAGTATTTCCATCAACATAATATCCAGTGTCATGGTCATAGAAAATTGGAGAACGAATATCGTTGTTTACATACACACCATAAGGTTGCATTGACATTCTATCAGAACCAGCATAGTATAAGTTAAGAACTGCTCCACTCATATACCATATCCAACCTCTAGCCGAATCATGCAAACCAAAGTTATCACCCAACGTACTCATCAAAGTGTATCTAGAACCAGCCCCCCATCCATACCAGCCGTTTCTACCACCACCATAAGTTGTTACATGTCCATATGGATTACCCTCACATTCAGGAGACCAAATACCTCTACCATATGATTGGAAATAAAGTCCACAACATCCTTGAGGTCTGAACCAATCGTTTGCAAATACTGCAGCAAATTGTGAAGAACCATTTGGGTCAACATAATATCCAGTATTATTTCTATCATAAAAAATAGTACTATCAATTCTACCAACGCCATAGATATCATATCCATTATGTTCGTTGTGATAGAAGTGTCTAATCCATTGGTTAGAATAGTAGTTCAAATAAATTGAATTACCACAGAATGAATCTATATGTAAGTTACCAGGAAGATAAATTCTACCACAACCATTTCTAGCGTATAGGTATTCGTTTACTTCAAGACGATAGAATTGAGAAGTTGATTGAGGATTGATATAATAAGAAGTATCACCAGAATCATAATAGAATCCTGCGTAGAAATCTCTATTAGCTTCGTGGTTATTACCATACATCGCTATCTTAAACCAACCACCAAATGCTGCCCAACTATGTCTCCACCACAATGAATCGGTAACACCACCAGCCATCTGCCATCCATAACGATATCCATTATATCCACCATTAAAGTGTGCTGCTTGAATACCAACCCAATGAGAAGTATCACCAGGTGAATTGCCCGGAGAACTCCATGTATCAAAGAAACCACTACCCCAACCAAACACATCATTAAAATCGGTAGTTCCCCATCCCATTGAACCTATCCAATATCTAGTATCTGATGTTATATTAGAACGAGGATTATTATAGAAATAGGTCATACCTATTCTATCTTTACTTCTTTCAGTTACCCAGTTCCAGTTTGTATAACTATTACCATCAAAATAGTATCCAGTATCGTGGTCATAATATATAGATGCTCTAACATCGGCATGTGCATAAACACCATGCGACCTCATTGACATTCTATCTGCTCCAGCATAATATAGATTCAATTCAGCCCCAGTCATATACCAAATCCAACCTCTAGCCGAATCATGTAAACCAAAGTTATCACCTGTGGTACTCATTAAAGTATATCTACTACTTACACCATATCCACTCCACCCGTTTCTACCACCACCATAAGTTGTTATATGTCCATACGGATTACCTTGCTGTTCAGCTATTACATATCCTCTACCATATGAATTCCAATACATACCTAACGCACCATTGATGTAATACCAATCGTTTATAGTTAGGGTTAGTAAATTAGTACCAGATGCTGGATTTACATAATATCCTGTATTATCTCTATCATAGAAAGTATAAGCGTAAACTGAATTTCGTACATACCAGTTATGCGATATATCAAACCAAACCGATGCGGGGTATGACCAGTTGATACCTACTCCATAGTGAGGATTATAGTTATTATCAAACCAACCAAAACTCATTTCATTTGGATTCCAGTTTGCAACACCAATACCAAATCTTCTAAATCCACCAGGTATTGAACCCGTCATACTAAATACACCGCCATGTGTTGTATTTGAGTTATGTGAATATGTGTTTATATACAAATGTGGATAATATGGTCCATTAACTACTAAACCATATCTACTATCATCAGGATATATTGAAGTTGCACCATTCGTAGATAATGTTTCAGGACCAACCATCAAACTCCATCCGTTTTCAGCACTATCAATAAGTAATCTTCCTAATCTAGAACGAGATGCCGCATTTATATAATATCCAGTATTATCTCTATCATAGTAAATGTCAGAACGTAAATTATATGTTTGTACGGCGTTACCTTCACCCATGTACATTGTCATAGATGAGTTGTTACCATACCAATGCTGTGCTTCAACTACATATGCTGAGAAATCCCAACGAGGTTCATTGTTTACGTTGTTTACTAATTTAATTCTATTACCAACAATATAGTTTGTACGAGATGTTGATGCAAAATCACCATAATATCCAGCATCATTTGAATCATAGTAAATTGGAGCGTACATAGCACCTCCAATAGATACAGTACCACCAATGAATGCCCCACCAGCAAAACCTATACGAGAATAAGTTGTACCATTGTTTCTTAATGCAAGGTGATGGTCATATCCACTACCATACTCATAACCCAATCCGTACATATTACCAATAGGCCAAGATTCACCGATAGTCCAAATTACTTTAGATGCTGTACCAGTAACGTTGTAATCACCCATCAAACCACCACTATTACGGCTTACCAAATAGTTGCTATACCATACTCTACCAGCAAAGTTACCTTCGTTTAAGTTAGAATATCCAGCAGGATTTGTATAATATCCAGTATTATCTTGGTCATAAAATATAGGTGAACGCATTGAACCATATGCATATAAATTGCTTCCAGTATCAACTTCCATTCTAGTTACATTAGAACCTCTATCATATACAGCAAAAGTTGCACCTGATGTTGAACCCAATGACCAATTTCGTGTAGTAGATATTATATCTATCCAAGTATTTGCGTTTGGTGATTGGAATCCAGCTACCTGATTTTGGTTTCTATTTATGTGAACACCATATCCAGGTTGTGATGTACCAAATCCAATATTATCATTAAAGTAAATGTAAGAATCAGGATACGAAGTACCATCTGATGTGTACACACTACTCAATGTCATTGTGTTTGTAACTAAGTTTCTTCCTCCCGTTCCAGCTGTAAAAACCGTTACTTTAATATAA